TAAGGGTGAGAGGTACAACCTCCTCTCTATTCCTTCCCGTGAGAAGTGTTTTGAAAGTGCTGATGCTTTTGGTGGTTATCTGTACGCACGATGACTTACTCTAACCTTTCAAAGATTCGTCCGAAACTGAGAACATCAGGTAATGTAACAGGTAACTTCGGCCGCCCAAAATCAAAAGCAGGTTCATCACTGAATGAGATTGGAATGAGTACTAAAGAAAGCATTAAATGTGCTACACAGGATGAGTATCTGAATCGTCTTTATTCTGCATTTGATAATACTGATGATGCAAAGTTAAAAAAGTTTCTGTATCAAGAGATTCGTAAGATTCTTATCACACAAGGAAAGTGGTGAGAAATAGTGGGCCCTGTAAAATGTTCTAGTAGTATGAACAACACTACCGACCGCAAGTTTCACAACATCTCTCTTGAAGATCGTGAAATGTTTGCTTACAACAACTATCAAGAGCGTAAGAAACAGCAACTCGCTGCAGTTGCACCTGAACTGCGTATCAAATACTGCTTCGAGTTTCTGAAAGGTTACGTCGCTGAAGGTGATACTGAGATGGCAAAGCGTTGCTATGATGGTATTGCTAAGTACAGCGAAGTTCTTGACTATTCCGAAGCACACTTCTGATTCACAATGACTGGTGGCATTATCTTCCTGATCGCTTATGCAATGGGCGCAGGACATGTTTTTCTGATTCGTTATCTCTCACGTAAAGGTATTATTTGATTATGAAATACGAAGTCACTTTATACGTTTCTGGACGTAACTTCAAGGACATTGTAATTGCTAATTCACCAACAGATGCAAGAGTTACAGCTGAAGCACGCAATCCTACAGCACGTGTTGTAGCAGTCAACGGAACGTTTAAGTAACTGGGCCCCCGAAACTGTACCAGTAGTAACACCACACATCAAACCATGAACTACTACAAAATCACTGAAATTGACTTTGACTTTGACGGTGAAGATATCACTCAAGAAGAGATTGATACTATCGTCACTGAAACAAAAGGTTGCCTCTGGACTTCACCAACTGAAGAAGATCTATCAGACATCATCTCAAATAACACTGGTTGGTGCATTAACTCTCTGTCCTATGATGTGATTGCTGCCTGATGATTGAAACTGATTTCTTTATTCTCACTGGCGAACAATACCAGCAATTCAATTCTGAAGCATCAGAACTTGGTTTAAGTATTGATTATTATCTCAGTGAGTTTTGTGATGTCGAAGGACCAGACATCTACATTGATTAAAACTGGGCCCCTGAAACTGTACCAGTAGTATCACCACTCACCACTGAAACCATGAGAACCATCGAACGCCAAATGAACCAAGCAATCCAACAGGAAAAGGATTGGAAAAAGGATAATACTGAGGTTATCAATTGCACTCATGTAAGCGATGTTTATCTTCACAACAATCTCATTGCTCGCATTGGTGAAACCTGGTTAGAGTTGTTCGATGGGGGATACCAAACCGCAACAACTAAATCCCGTCTCAACTCAATCCTCCAAGCCCATGGTAATGGAGAGCGTATCTTCTCCAAGAACTTTGAATGGTTCATTGTAACTGATAATGGCGAAACTGTTCCCTTCTTCTCCGGTATGCGCCTGAACTGAATGTTGTTTAATCTAGTTCTGTTCTCATCTCTCATTGTCCGCTATCACTTTCACCACTGATGATTGAACTCCTCATCTCTTCAACTATCATCGGTCAAAGTATCATTGGACCTAATCTTCTTCGGACTGATTATCTCACTGACCAAAATCAAATCATCACGATTCAAGAGACAATCACAGAATTCCCAGAAGACCAACCGTGTAACCTATGACTAAGTTCCTCATGGGCACAATTACTGGAATCATTCTTTCAACAGTAGGATTCCAAGGGTTAGCAAACCTAGGTAATCGTACAATCACAACCATCGAATCATTCGCTCAATCACAACAATGAACAACAACCAAAAGGATTCAATGCTTGCTATTATCCTAGAGCAAGTTCAACAACAAATCGTTAATCTAGTAGAGCAAGATCTAATTGAAGAGTCTTACTCCTTATACAAAGAATGGGAAGAACATTTCAACAATAATATCACTGAACTAGAAATCATTACTATCAACGACCTCACCACTATCTGATAGTAACAAGAGGAAGGGAGTTTGCCTCATCTAAGTAAACAAAGTGACTTCCATAGAGTGTAGATAATCAAGGTTATTTGGTGATGTGGTTTATAGGCAGAGGACTGGTAATCCTCTGCTTTTTTATTGCTTATAATACCAATAACAACCCATCCAACTATACTTACCAGGATTTTTAAGAGAAGAAATTAACCCTGTTCCACGTTTGCCTCTTAGAGTTAATGATGCTTTATTTGCACTATCAAACTCATAAACAAGCTCGCCTGTTTTCTTATCGTATCCAACAACAGGTCTAACAATAGGTCTATTATCAAGTCGTTTCCATTTATATCCGTATGCTCCAATTCCATCTCTTATTGCTCTACTAATGTTTCCAGATCCACCTTTTAACCCTAACTCTTTTTTTGCAGATGCTATACTATCAAATTCAATAACTTCACCAGTTGTTATATTTGTACCTTGAACTTTTCTCTTAGCATGTGTTCCTCCTTCATTTTTAGAGAGAAAGAATCCCCATTTTTCTCCACGTTCTAATTTGTTCTTAAGACCGATACTTACATTACTTACCCATTCATCAGAACGTAAAACATTACTCATAGACTGTGATATTTTATCTCTTACATCTTCTCTTATGTTCTTATTACTCTCTCCACCTGTTGTAGCATTATAACCACGATTATAGGAATTAAAGTGTTCTATCCAGTAGATTTCTCTTTCACTGAGTTTATCTTCTGTTGTCTCTTCTAGAACCTTAACGTTAAAGTTATCCAATCCATATTTGTTCATTGCTCTATACAATGGACGTTCAGAAAAGGTCTTACTTTCCTGAATATGTGCTAACCAACGCTTATTCAAAGGCATCACAGTCTGTCCAACGTACTTATTACCATTGACCTTATTTTCGATTAAGTAGATTGTACCTTGACGCATTTTGATTGATAAGTTGCTAGACAATTTGATGGTATTTATGATAACTTACTCTCTTTTCTTAAGTTGTTCACAATTTCCACAACCTGTGGAAAACCTTTATAAAAATAGCTGTGTGTGAAGTATTATAAGTAATAGGTTTATCTTTATATCTCTTAGAGTCGTTATCTTTGCTTGCGAGCTTAGACGAACTCGCCCGAAATGTCAAGACCCCCCATAAGACTTTACCGGACACATAAGTTCTCACACGTCAACCCCCACTTTCCCGGAATATCATAAAATCCCCACACAACTCCCAGAATACTCTGAGACCCCTCTAAAATCGCCCACAAGGACACTAAATACCAACACTTGACAGATACTCCCAGATCCCTTATAATTGCCTCATACAACACATTCAAGGAGAACACTTATGTCAGTTGCCTACAGTCAAGCACAGAAGCAGCGTTATCGTATTACCCTTGACATCTCAGCATATCCTGATTTCGACCCGCACAACATCAACTGGAATAAGTTATTTGAACTCGAAGGATCTGAGAACTGTGAGGCTTATGTGGAAGACCTAAGTCGTCCTGATAAGTGGTGACATAAGAGCATACAATAAGACTCCTTAAGAGACTCCTCTATGGGGTCTTTTTTAATGACTTGACATACCTTACTGTATCGTGTACAATGTCCTTGTGGAGGATGAAAAGCAATAAGGTAGCTTAACATAGAGCCACCGTTAGGTAATCACGAACGTAGTGAGTGATTGAATTGGGCCCCTGAAAGTGTACCAGTAGTATAAGGACCACTGAAAACCACTCATGATCACAGGCGGCGTAATCTTCCTTCTCTCTTATGCTCTCGGTGCTGGACATGTTCTTCTCATTCAGCGCCTGAACCGTAAGTACTGAGAACTCTTCACCCTCTAAGTATCAGTTAACTCATGATGGTTAGTGTCACTGAGACCCGCCCATTCTTCGTTGAGCAAGCAAAGTCGGGAAGATGGAATGTATGGGTCTTTCAGAGAGAAACTGAAAGCGGTTACAAGTATTCTGTTAAGCAAACATTGAAGAACCCCGATGATGCTTACTCATGGGGACTACAGTATATCAACACTGTCGTAAGGTAAGTTAACTGGGCCCCTGAAAGTGTACCAGTAGTATGACCACCACTACCAAACCAATGACTAACACTCTCCAAGCAAAAGTACAGGACACCACCTATAACGGTTGGACCAATTATGAGACCTGGAATGTTGCACTCTGGATCAACAATGATGAGGGTCTGTATAACATTGCCAATGAGTGCAGTTGCTATCAGGAATTCATTGATAATATCAGTGAGTTTATGACACAAACTCCTGATGGTGTTAAGTTCAATGACCCCGCTGTAAATGTCATCGAACTGAATAGCGAAGTGTTCGACTTCTGATATTAACTGGGCCCCTGAAAGTGTACCAGTAGTATAAGGGACACACAGTTCTCATCACTCCAAATCTCATGTTCAAAAACGTCATCAATCAGGTCCGCACTTTTGGTTACACGATGAAGAATCCGATGCCCCGCAAAATCTTCTTCCTGCGGAACTTTGCTCCCCAACGTTATACTGAGTTCAAAGACCTGATGAATACTCTGAACACACAGTTTCATCAAGGTCTTATCAATGAGGAGCAAATGGATTCGGCACTCCTTGCCTTCTGATTGTAGTTCTTCATTCACACATAAGACACACACAGTAAGCATCACACATGGGAATAAGTGCGCCCTATAAAGACACTTACTTCACACACAGTTACTAACACACAACAACACAAATGTCTAAGCAAGTTCTCATCTCCATGCTCGCACAAGGTAACAACGGAAACGACATTCTTTCGATTCTTGATGTTATTGTGTCTGAGCAATCTTCTGAGTCTGATGATAACGGTCCGACTTTGAATACGATTGAGTTCTGATACCTTAGGGGCGCAGGGTTTGACACTCTGTGCCCTCTTATGTTAGGATGGACAGTATGCGTGAAACGGCAGTGATTGGTGCCGGTTTCTTATGGTGCCGCGGGGGCGTAGCGTGTTTAAGGCGCCCCCCCGTATATAAAAAAGCAAACTACCCTAACCTACAGAGGTGACAATTCGACCTCTAAATATCACATTCATAAAATTTTTCCGGAGTACCAAAAAGTGGCAAAATGGATTCATAAGGGTGGATATTCTCGCCCCGATAAGAGAACGGTAAAGAAGGGTGGTAAGAAGAAGTAGACCTTATTGGAATTTCTGGAAGGTAGTCTTTGCAGGATGGTTAATAAGGTATCCACGACAATGCTTTACGATATTCGGAGGCACTGTTGGATTTCTGATTGTTCTGATATATAATGCGGTAACAAAATGAAAAGTTACTGAAAAATTTCCGGAAAAAATTTTTATGACTGAAAATGTTTATCACATTTACGCAAAGGGTCAGTGCATCTATCACAGTTTATCAGAGAGTAGATTCTCTGAGACCTGGGAAATGATTCACCGAATGATTGATCTTCTTGATTTAGATCTTACAAAAGAAGATTTGTGTTATGAAGAACTGTGTGTGAATAAGGAAGTAGTACTCAACTCTTCTCATTGACAGAAGCATATATAGACTGATAAAATTGATCTGAAGGTTATTTTCACTTATGGCAAAAGGATTTACAGTTAAAGCAGCATCCCCTAAGGCATCAGAAGCTGATTGGGATTATGATGCTATCAAAGAACGAATGAAGGGAAAGAGTATTGTATTCTGTCTACCTGGACGAGGATGCTCTTTTATTTTTCTAAAAGCATTTGTACAACTATGTTTTGATCTTGTACAAAATGGAATGAGTATTCAAATTTCTCAAGATTACTCATCTATGGTTAACTTTGCACGTTGTAAAGTATTAGGTGCAAATGTACTTCGTGGACCAAAGCAAATTCCTTGGGATGGGAAGTTGCAGTATGATTATCAACTTTGGATTGACTCGGATATTGTCTTCACCACAGAAAAGTTCTGGCAACTCTGTGATCTTGCTCTGAATGCAGAGGGAGAAGAGAAGGAGATTGTTGCTGGTTGGTATGCCACAGAAGATGGTCACACAACCTCAGTAGCACACTGGTTGGAAGAAGATGACTTCCGCAAGAACGGTGGTGTGATGAATCATGAGACCGTAGATTCAATCTCTAAGCGTCGCAAACCTTTCACTGTTGATTACACTGGATTTGGTTGGGTACTCATCAAGAAGGGAGTCTTTGAGAATCTTGAGTATCCTTGGTTCGCTCCTAAGATGCAAGTCTTTGAGTCTGGTGCAGTACAAGACATGTGTGGCGAAGATGTCTCATTCTGTCTTGATGCAAAAGAAGAAGGCTTTGATATCTGGTGTGATCCTCGTATTAGAGTTGGTCACGAAAAAACTCGCGTTATCTGATGAAAGAGAAAACCTACGATATCTTATATAATGGTCGTAGACTTTACCAGAACCTCACTCTAGAGTCTTGTAGTGAGGTTCTACAAGGGATCTCAGAGCGGTTTTGCTCGGGAGATAATATTGATCCTAATTTAATTGAACTGGAGGAAACTCAAAATGGCACTGAATAAACTTATTTTTCAACCCGGCGCGCCGAAGAAAACTCGTCAAGGACGTTCACCTCGTACTCTACTAAGTCCAACGTCTCGTAATGGACGTAAGAAGAAGTATCGGGGACAAGGCAAATAATTTAAATGATTCAACTAAATCCTCAAATCCCAGTCATTACTCCAAAGGGTAATGGTTGGGCATTTTTTTTAATTGACCGTTCACAAGAACATGATTTAGAGTGGGTTGTTTTTCTAGATAGTAGTGGAGAATGTTGGACCTTTAAAAACTCAGATATTAGAATACAAAAAAACTATACTTTACATCGTTCAAATCCATCTAGCATTGAATAATGTATCATTTAGAAACTTCGGATGAATGGGAATCAATTCACATAAAAGATCTTTGGGTTTATAATAAACTTATATTATCCAGGTCATTAGGATACTTATGTGGCCCAACTGGAGTGTCTGTACCAATTCCAAATCATTATATCGTCCGTCCAAGCATTAATTTCCTTGGTATGGGACGATTTTCTCGTATGGAATGGATATCCGACAAAACTGACCACTTTCACCCATCAGAATTTTGGTGTGAAAGATTTTATGGTGAGCATATTAGTGTGGATTTTGAAGATAAGCAATCAAAATTAGTTGTTATTGGGGAAAGGGATTCGAACAATCCTTTGTATAAATGGGAAAAATGGACTAAAATTGATAGGAGGGTGGAATTTCCTTCACTCTTAGATGATTTGGTCGGCAATTATGAACATATTAACTGCGAATTTATTGGTGATAAACTAATAGAGGTTCATTTTAGACAAAATCCAGATTTTAGATACGGGAATACTGTTGCAATTCCCGTATGGAAAGGAGAAAAAATTGAAAAAATTGAAAATCTGTCATTTGTAAGAGATGAAGACTATCTAAGAGAAGGTTTTTATATTGATTTCGGGATAGAAACCCCGTAAAAAGTTCTGATCTAAAAAATCAGGAGAAAAAAATGACCAAAAAAGTCGATAAAGACGAAAATTTCATGAAAAATGAGTGGGGGACTCAATTTTTGTCAAGTGAGTATGGATGGGATGAAAAAATTAAACAACAAAAGATGCTTAGGGAGATTTCAAATGATGATTTGACGCCTAAAAAACACGATTTTGTTGTTCAAAATGAAATTCATTCTAAAATTCGTAATGATGATGATTATGACGATTGGGAATATGGAACAGAACCACTTTATGAGTCAAAACCACTCTAAATAAGATATAATCGAATGTAAAATATGCCTCTAGAGAGGATAAGTAAAGGATTCAAAGATATTAGTATGACATTCCAGTCAAATCCTCTCAACAGAGATTTGATTGGAATAAAAAATGAGACTGCGATTTCGAGATCGGTGAAAAATCTTGTTCTTACTTCTCAGGGAGAAAAATTTTTTGATTCTAGTTTTGGTACTAAAGTTTCAAAACTCTTATTTGAAAATATTGATGAAATGACCGCATCTATCATAAAAGATGAAATATCATTTACATTAACTACATATGAACCTAGGATTGAACTGATTAATATATCAGTAAAACCAAATTATGATGAAAATGAATTTGCTGTTACCATACAATATAAAATTATTGGTATTGATGTACTTCCTCAGCAATTATCATTTGCATTACAACCAACAAGATAAATGACTCTAGTAAATTTTACAAATCTAGACTTTGATCAGATAAAAGTATCTTTAAAGGAATACTTAAGATCAAATTCAAATTTCACTGATTATGATTTTGAAGGATCAAATCTTTCAACAATCATAGACCTATTAGCTTACAACACATATATTTCTTCATACAATGCTAACTTTGTTAGTAATGAGGTTTTTATTGATAGTGCAACACTCAGAGAAAATGTTGTTTCTCTGGCTCGTAATATTGGATATGTTCCTCGTTCCAGAACTGCGGCAAAAGCAAACATATCTTTCTTTGTAGATACAAGTACTTTTAGTACAAATCCACTTACACTAACTCTTAAAAAAGGTACTGTTTGTCTATCAAGTTCTACATTTGGTGACACTAATTTTTCCTTTGCAATTAAAGGTGATGTAACCGTTCCAGTTGTTAATGGTATTGCACTGTTTGATGACATCGAAGTTTATGAAGGATCCTTAATAACTGCTAATTTTACAGTAAATAGCAATAATCCAAATCAAAAATATATTTTAGAAAATTCAAGTATAGACACATCAACGATTTCTGTTCTTGTTAGAAACACTGAGTCTAGTTCTGTTTCAAGAAACTTTGTTTTTTCTGATAGCATATTAAATGTAACCTCAGAATCAAGAGTTTTCTTTATACAGGAAATTGAGGACCAGAGATATGAGTTAATATTTGGAGACGGTATATTTGGTAAAAAGTTAGATAATTTAAATTACATTGATGTTTCTTATATAATTACCAGTGGTGAATCTGGAAATGGTGTTAGTGACTTTAAGTTTGGCGGAAGAATAGTTGATAATAATGGAAGAGTTGTTACTGATGGAATATCGTTAGTGACAACTAACGTGGCATCAAGGAGTGGTAAGGAAATTGAATCTGTAGAGTCAATTAAAAAATATGCTCCAAGAATATATGCAGCGCAAAATAGGGCAGTAACTGCAAACGATTATGAAAGTATAATACCAAAGATATATCCAGAAACGGAATCAATTTCTGTTTATGGTGGAGAAGATCTTGAACCCCCAAGATACGGTAAAGTTTTTATCAGTATAAAACCTTTTAATGGACCATTTGTATCAAGTCAGGTAAAAGACAATATCAAAAAACTTTTGCGCAAGTATAGTGTTGCTGGTATTGTTCCTGAAATAGTAGATTTAAAGTATCTTTTTATTGAATTTGATACTACCATTTATTATAATACTAACCTTGCTTCTTCTCCAGACAGTGTGAGAAGTATAGTCAGTCAAAATATAACTAAGTATGCAGAATCTAGTGAACTGAACAAATATGGCGCAAGGTTTAAATATAGTAAATTTTTGAAAATAATCGATGATGGTAGTAATTCCATTACTTCAAATATTACAAAAATTAGAATGAGAAGGGATTTATTTCCTCTCGTGAATCAATTTGCTGATTATGAAATATGTTTTGGTAATAGATTTCATATAAAAGATCGTAATGGATTTAATATTAAATCATCTGGATTTAGAATAAATGGTTTAAGTGAAACATTATACATAAGTGATGTACCTGATTCTAATTTGAGAACAGGTAAGATTGTAATTTTTAGACTTATCTCGCCAACTGAGTTTGTGATTGTAGCATCAAATGCTGGAACAATAAATTATGAAAAAGGTGAAATTATATTATTCCCAATCGATATCAGAGAAACTATTAAATTCAGTGGGGGTAATCCAGTTATAGAAATATCTACAATTCCTAAATCCAATGATATTATTGGATTACAGGATCTTTATTTGCAGATAGATATTAATAACAGTATTTTAAATACTGTTTCTGATGAAATTTCATCTGGTGCTGATGCATCAGGTACATCATATACAGTAACATCAAGCTACGAAAACGGAAATCTTGTAAGATCATAAAATGACAGAGAGCAGAATCAAAATTAGTTCAATTGTTGAAAATCAACTTCCGGATTATGTAAAAGAAGAATTTCCGCTAGTTACGGAATTTCTTTCTCAGTACTATCAAGCAATAGAAAATCAAGGAAGTACACTTGATATTCTGCAGAATATTGATCATTATATAAAAGTTGATAACTTAACTAATTTAATTGATTCTACGCAGACAACATCGAATGTATCTCTGTTTGATGGAACAATTAATGTTGAAAGTACTTTTGGATTTCCAGATTCATATGGATTAATTAAGATTGATAATGAGATTATTACTTATAAAAGCAAAACATCCACATCATTTGATGAATGTGTAAGAGGATTTGTTGGAATTGAAGAATATTTTAATAATGATCAATTGAAATTTTCTGATACAAATGTAGAGTCTCATGTTGAAGATTCTACTGTTGTTAATTTGAGTGTTCTTTTCCTTAAAGAATTTTTTAATAAAATTAAAATTCAGGTTACTCCTGGATTTGAAAATCGTGCTTTGAGTTCTCAAATAAACGAAGGACTTTTTATTAAACAATCTAAAGATTTTTATTCATCAAAAGGAACAGCGCACTCTTTTGAAATTCTTTTTAGAGCTCTATATGGTAAAGACGTTGAAGTTATTCTTCCGCGCGATTTTCTTATCCAACCTTCGGATGCTCAGTATAGAATTACTAAAGATCTTGTAGTTGAAGCAATTGAAGGAAATCCTACAGATTTAATAAACTTAACTCTATACCAAGATTCAGTTTACGATATTCCTGCATCAAGGGGTACAGTATCTAATGTAGAAAAAATTATTCGTTCAAATAAAGAATATTATGTAATTAGTTTAGATTTTGGATATGGCAATAATGTAAATGATACTGGTCTTGCGCTCGGGAACTTTACGGTACACTCAAAAACAAAAAATATAATTGATATTGTCCCCAGTTCTGATACTATCACGGTAGATTCTACGTTAGGTTTTCCATCTTCCGGAAATTTAACAGTAGATCTAGAAAATGGAACTCAATTATTAATTAATTATACATCAAAATCATCAACTCAGTTTTATGGTTGTACTGGAATAAATCAGAATGTTCCAAAAAACAGTGAATTAAATTTAGACGCTTTTGCTTATGGATATACTGACGTTGAACAAACTAAAATTGCAAAAGTAAGAATTACTGGTGTTCTTTCAAATATAGATTTAGATTCTCCCACCAAATATTACGATAGAGGTGACTTAATAAAGATTGTAACTATTGGTAAGCAATCTAATGACTTTAGAGCAAATAAATGGTTATTTAATATTTCTTCAACTCATAATATAAAATCTATAATCGAGTTAGATGCATTAAACTTTAGATATAATATTGATCTATATGATCGACATTTTTTCTATATTGGAGATTCAGTTACAATCATATCTCCCCAAGGACAACCTGCATCCGAAATTAGAGGTGTTGTAAGTGCGGTTAAAAACTCCACTTCTATTACTATTTCTTTAGAGCAAAAATTAAATTCTCTTGTACCTTTCCAAATAAAGAAAAATATAGTAAATGTATCATCAAAAAATGACTTAAGTTTGAATAAGTATGTTGCGAATGTTCAAAACACTTATATTGATAGTACAAACTCAGTATACGTAACATCACTTTCTTTACCATATTATGCAAATAATTCTCTTGATATAAGAGATAAGAAAATAACCTTTTCCGGAACATTTTCCGGAGATTCTCTTACAGTTCCAAATCATAAATTTTATACTGGCGATAAAATTGTTTATAACCCAGATCAAAATGAAAATAAACTTGATTTGGGAGCCGGAAAATATTTTGTTCGTAGAATCGATTCTAGCACAATAAAGTTAAGTAGAAGTGTCGCAGATCTTTTTAATAATAGGTATTTGAATGTTTCTGGTACTGTAGTTGATAATGTTTTTTATTATGAACCTTTTACTTTTGAAAATTTAAGTCCAAAGACTGTACTACCTCAAAATTTAATTAGACAAATTCCAATTCCATCAATAACAAATACTCGCTTTATAACTCCCACTGGGTTTACTGGTATTTTTGTAAATGGTGTTGAACTCTTAAACTATAAATCAAATGATTATGTTTATTATGGACCAATAACATCTATTGATATATTATCTAGAGGAGGTAATTATGATGTTATTAATCCACCAATAGTACAAATTAGTGATTTGGTAGGATCTGGTGCTACCGCACATTGCACTGTCAGTGGATCATTGGTAAGAATTGATGTTATAGATGGTGGAGTAAATTATTTACAAAATCCAGAAATAATCATAACTGGGGGAAATGGTTCTAATGCTAAAGCTATTCCAATTTTAGAATCATATGATTATTCGGTTTCTTTTAGTTCTAATCAGTCCGCAGGATATGTGAATTTAATTGATAATACTATTGGATTCTCATCTTTCCATAAACTTAATAATGGAGATGAATTAATATATCAAACAAATGAGCAGCAGGGAATTGGTGGAATTACAACCAATTCATCTTATTTTGCCTCAGTAGTTGACGCGAATACTATAAAATTACATACCAAATTAACTGATGCTTTTGATAGAACTAATCCTGTAAATTTATCTTTACCATATGGTACAGGTGTTCATACATTAAAGTCAAAATTCAAAAGAAGAAAAATACAATCAATAAATGTAATAAATCCAGGAACTAATTATAGAAATAGAAAATTATTTGTTGGTTCTATTGGTATTAGCACTGCAAATAATTCAATCAATATTAATAATCATAATTTTAATAATAAAGATATAGTCACATATCAATCTACCGGCGAAGTAATAAGTGGATTAGACACATCAAAATATTACTATGTCGAAAAAATTGATGATAACAATTTTAGATTATTCGATCAGTATACGCTAGATGATAAAAATCAAATAGATTTTTATTATGAGACAAATCAACCAGTAAACTTAACAAGTGTTGGTAGTGGTCTTCATATTTTCAGAGATGAACCAATAAGAATTCAAATTATTGGACCTGTTGGAGTAACTACATTTGCAAATCAAAATTTTGATGCCGAACTTCAACCTATTTTCCGAGGAAGAATTGAGTCTGTATTCTTAGAGGATGGTGGTTCTAACTATGGAACTGAAGAAATCTTTAATTATAACCGACAACCTAATATTACACTTAACTCAGGAACTGGTGCTGAGATAAGACCTGTAATTTTGAATGGTTCTATTGTTAATGTTTTTGTTGTAAATCCGGGAATAGGTTATAATTCTCCCCCAGACATATTCATTGAAAGTCCAACAGGATCTAGTGCTATCTTAGTCCCAATAGTCAATGAAGGACTTTTGGTTGAAGTTAAAGTTGTATCTGGTGGAATAGGGTACGAACAATCAACAACTACGATGATTGTTTCTTCTGCTGGACAAGAAGCAAAATTTAGCGCAAATATAAAATCTTGGCAAGTAAACCTGGTTGAAAGAAATATTATTTCGGGTGAAATAACAAATGATGATGGTATTATTGCAGAATCATTAAACAATAAATTTGAACTTGAATATTCTCACGGATATGCTCCAAGAAGTCTTAGAAGATCAATACTAGCAGAAAAGTTCACTGACGAGGGAATTATTTACATTCCGGATTTAAATATCCAAAATGGCAGTGAAACTTTATCGGACGTACATTCCCCTATTATTGGATGGGCATATGATGGAAACCCAATCTATGGCCCCTATGGATACTCAACTGCTTCAGGTGGAGCAGCAAAACTTTTAAAATCTGGATATTCAATTTCACTGCAAGATAATAGACCAAGTTTAGATCTTTATCCTGAAGGATTTTTTATAGAAGATTATCAATATACTGATAATGGTGATTTGGATGAGTCTAATGGAAGATTCTGCGTTACTCCAGAATATCCTACTGGGACATATGCTTATTTTGCAACTATATCCGAAAATATTGAAACATCAGGAACCTTTGTAAATTATAGAAGACCAATATTCCCATATGCAATTGGTGATTACTATCATTCAAATATTGGTGTAGTTAATTTTTCACCGGTCTTAAATCAAGATGATTTTGATCTCAATCAAACTAATTTATTAAGAAATACGACTCCATATTATTTGAATAGTGATAACAGTTTTTATGAGTATCTAGAAGATCCTAATAAAATTAAAGAGCAAAATTCTAAAGTTATTAATGTATCTTCCGGATCAGTAACATCAATTGATATTATTGATCCTGGCGAGAATTATAATGTAGGTGATCAAATTTTATTTGATAATGCTGGAACTGGAGGAAGAGGTGCGAAGGCCTATGTCTCTGGCATTCAGGGTAAAAATATTGTAGGCATTTCAATTACAACACTTCAAGTAGACAATGTTGAATTAATTGGAAATGTTGGAATATCTTCTTCACAATTAAATTTGAAAAACAGAGATTTTCTTACTATAACTGGAAAAATTCCAAATCAATTTAGTACAACTCAAAGAATTGAAATAGTTAATAGCACTCTTATTCTTTCTTCTGGAATTGGATCTGCTTTTTATACTGGAATAGTGACTTATATGAGCGTTTATCCTCCAATAAATGCTATAGAGAATGATTTATTTTATCTTGGCAATGAAGTAGTTAAAATACTGAATATTGACAAATTAAATTCCAGGGTCAGAATACTTAGAAATCAGAAAGGAACGACCGGAATATCTTCATATTCTGCTGGATATGCATTAACAGAATCTCCAACAAAATTTGTTTATAATTCTTCTGGTATTGGTGCTACTTTCTTTGATAATAGAGAATTTTATTTTAATCCAATAGAGTCTGTTGGACTAGGAACTACAAGTGGAGTTGGAATAGGACTGACACTATATTTTTCAAATCCAGGAGCTGGCGGAACATCAATATTTGTTCCAACGAGAACCATTTATATTCCAGATCATCAAATTCCTACCGGAACTGAACTTTTATACCGTTCAAATGACGGTAGTCCATTATCAATTTCTACTGATGGCGTTAGTTCATATAATTTGAGTAATAATTCTATAGTATATTCCGCCAAAATATCTGAAGATCTAATTGGAATTTCTACAGTTCTTGTTTCTTTGGGAAATACTGGAACTTTTGTTGGAGTTGGGTCCACAAATATTGGAACTTTACTGTATTTTACTAGTATTGGGTCAGGTGTTAATCATAGCTTAAAATCAAATCCAACCAAAACAGTTAAAGCAGATCTATCAAAAAACACTGTGAATGTTTCTACTGCGGAAACTCATGGATTGTTTGAAAGAGAAAACATAAAAATAACAGCTTTACCTCAGTTGTCTACAAGTGTATATGTATCTTATAGTGATTATAATAGAAGACTTTGTATAAACAAACTATCATTTAGTTCTCCAAATGTTGATATTGTTAGCAAAACAATTACAATAAATGATCACAAATTACCGACTGGGCAGAGTGTTGTATACAGAGAAATCACACCTGTTGGTGGATTAGTTGATAGTAAAATTTATTATGTAATTGAGTACGGAAAAAATTCCATTAAACTTGCGGAGTCACTTTATGATATATCAATTAATAAAGTTGTAAACATAACATCCACCGGTTCTGGTACTATTTCTGCAATAAATCCTCAGATTGTTGTAACCAAAAATAATACTATCAATTTTGATTTATCAGACTCGTCATTGGCTTTCAAAAATAATGCTATAGACTACACTGCTTTCGACTTTAATATTTACGAAGACGCTCTTCTGAATAAAAAGTTTGACAAAACACCAAATTCATCTACATTTAATGTAATTAAAAACGGAAGAATTGGTATTGACACTACGGCATCAATATCTTTAATTTTTAATAATGAACTGCCCAATAAACTTTATTATAGATTAGAACCAAAAAAGGATAATCTTTTACCAAGTTCAAAAAAAGAGATTATATTTGATGATCAGATAAGTGGAGCTGGAGAAATTATTTTTGTTGACAGTGTATTATCAGGATCTGCTTCAATATCTGGAGTAGGAAGTACAACATTTACTTATACAATTCCTTTCGCTCCCCCAGAAAGTTCATATAATAAATCTAATGGAATTTTTGAATATGAAAGATTTAGAGGTAAAGGAAAAATAAAGAACATTTATTTAGAGTCTGGTGGAACAAAGTATAAATCGCTACCATCTATTTCTCAAGTATTATCTGAAGACGGTAAGGGTGCATTACTATATTCCAACGGAACTGATATTGGATCTGTAAGTAATGTTGAAATTATTGATATTGGATTTTCATATCCAAAAGATTACACTCTAAGACCAACCGCAAAACTACCAAATATTTTAAAACTTTATTCTTTATCAATATTTGATAGAATTGGTATTTCATCACAAGGAATTAATTATGTCATTCCACCTGATTTGGTTGTTATTGATAAAAAAACTAACAAACAGGTAGTTGATGTAGATTTATCTTACAACTTAGGTGACAATGAGGTTAGAATAAACAGGAATGTATCTGGAATTTATGACACAAATCCATCTATAATACCCATAAACAATTCAAATGGTATCGGAATTAATTCTATTACCTATGATTCGACAACCAAAAATGTCACCTTATACTTAAAACCAAGTTATAGTGATCTAGAATCTTTCCCATTTGCAATTGGCGAAAGGATTTTGGTGGAATCTGTTGGCGTTACTTCCACTACATCTACAATTAGAGGATATAATTCAGAAAATTATGGATTTTCTTTATTTACAGTAACATCTACCGATCCCAATATTGGTGGATCTAATCCCTCTATTACTTATAATTTATCTGAATATCTTTCATCGGGAGAATCGCCGGGAACTGTGAATCTTAATGGATTTGTAGTACCGGAAAGATATTTGCCTATTTTTAATATTTCTTTGAAAAAATTAGAGTTCTTGAATGGAGAAACTGTATCATCAAAATCAGCAAGTGGTATCGTACAACTTTGGGATTCTAAAAATAATAATTTAAAAATAGCAACAAATAAAGATTTTGTTATTGGTGAGGTTATTATTGGGGAATCATCAAGAGCAAGTGGAATAATTAATGAAATTTATATATCCGACTCATCTTACAATGTTGACTCTTATTCTATTGTGAGAAAAGGGTGGTTTAGTGAAACTGGATTCTTGAATAAAGACACACAAAGAATTCAAGATAGTGATTATTACCAATATTTCTCATATTCACTAAAATCAGAAATTTCTTTTGATGTGTGGGAAGATAGTGTAAGCACTTTGAATCACACTGCAGGATTTAAAAAATTTAGTGATTTGGTAATTAATTCTACTTCAGGTTTTGTTGGATTATCAACATCAATAGATGCTAATAATAGCCAATTTACTGGAATTGCCGATTTATACAGCGTAAAGAGTTTACATTGTTTTGATGATTTCGATTTAGTTTCTGAAAACAATATAGTTATGAATAATAAAAGTTATTCAGATACTATAAACTTTAAATCAAAAATACTTCAGGATTACATAGAGTCTATTGGCAATAGAGTATTAAAAATTGATGATATAAGTTCGGAATTTAATAGCAATCCAAGAACAACTAATTTTAGTGTAATTGATTCATTCGACATTAATGATTTTCGGTCTAGAAAATATGTCATTTATATAACCGATAGAACTCTACCAAATGAAAAAGAAACAATACTTGTATCTTTAATTCATGATGGATCTACCGCATATTTAAATCAGTATGCAAGTGTCACTAGTGAAGAAGATCTAGGTCATTTTGATTTCAATATTACTGGAGTAGATGCTAATTTACTATTTTATCCAAATAAAAGTGAACTTAATAATTATAACTTAGAATATCTATCGTTTGGTATTCGAGACAATGTATCTGGCATAGGAACTCTACATCTTGGAGATGCAATAACCATAAGATCAGATACATCTGAAATTTTAGCAGGAAGTATTTCTACCACTGTTGTTGGCATTGCTTCTACCTACAGAGCATCTAAAGTATTAGTTCAAATTGGAGCTACTGATAGATCATATTTCGAATTTAATGAGTTTACTTTACTGCATGATGATAGTAATGTTTATTTTATTGATTATGGACAATTAACTACTGGTAATTTTAGTTCTTATTCATCTATTGGTATTGGAACGTATCATGCTTACTTAAATGGTTCTGAACTAAATCTTGACCTAATTTTAGACAATCCGTCAACAGTAAATTACAATATAAATTCAGTTATTGTTTCTATTGCAAACACTTCCTCTAGTGGTCTTGGAACAGGAACTGTCGGTGGAACTTTCTTGGAATCTAATCATACCTCTATTGCATCCACTTCTTCTCCCACTGGAACTCTTGTATCTGAATATGACCTGGTAAGTAACTCTTCATATTATATTGCTGTTGTTGAGGATCTTACTAATGGAAATTCTCAAGTATCTGAAATAGTTGTAACTAATTCTAGAACAGAAAGTTATTTGAGTGAATATGGATTAGTAAAAACTAGTGAGTCTTTTAATTCTCTTGGACAGTTTGATGCAAATACTACAGGAAACACCGGAAACTTGTGGTTCACTCCAAATGCTAATATTGAATGTGAAGTTAGAATTTTTGCAATTCATACTGGATTAGATGAAACTTCTGGAATGATTGATTTTACTAATTCAGCGTTAGATTCATCTTATGGATTATATAATGGTTCATCGCTAGATGTTAAGAGAGAATTTGAACTTAAGCACAATTCAATACCAATTTTCAAACGACAGTTTGATGGATCAAGTTCGGATATTGTTGACGTGGTTAGAAATACGATTCGTATTCCGGAACACTACTTTATTACCGGTGAAGAAATAACATACTCATATCAAGGTGCGCCAATAGGAATAGAGACTACATCTATCGCGGGAATAGGAACCACCGATAAACTTCCACCAAATCTTTATATTGTAAAGGTTAATGACTTGGATGTACAAGTAAGTGCTTCCGCATCTCATGCATTATCGTCCACACCAAATGTTTTAAGTATAACATCTGTTGGAAGTGGTACTACACACCATTTCTCAGCAAAAAATCAAAATTCAAAATTATTACTGGCTCTTGACAATGCAATACAATCACCAATTGTATCTACTGCAATAACAACCAAATTGGTCAATAATATAGAGATATTTGAGAACATTTTAACTTTTGCTGGAATTACATCTTTTTATGGTGGAGATTTAATCAAAGTTGATAATGAAATAATGAAACTTACTGGTGTAGGAATTGGAAGTACTAATTTCGTGACAGTACTACGTCCTTGGATGGGTTCAACCCTAGCAATACACACATCAGGTGCTCTTATAAGTAAAGTTGAGGGTGATTTTAATATAGTTGATAATAATATTCATTTTATCGACCCACCTCAGGGATTAGTTCCCTTAGAAAATCCAAATAAATTTGATGAAACAGATTATTCGGGTATAACTACCAGTTCTAAATTTAGTGGAAGAGTTTTCTTAAGATCTGGTATAGAAAATTCCTCTCAGGAACCATATTCTAGAAATTACATATTCAACGATATTTCCAATCAATTTAATGGAGTAACTTCTGATTTTAGATTAACTTCAAATAATAGTAATGTAACAGGTGTTTCTACTAGCAATTCTATCATTTTAATCAATGGAGTATTTCAGATTCCATCGAGACCTGGTGCGGTAAGTATTGTTGGTGGTTATGATTTAGAAGAATCTAGTGGTATTAGCACTATTTCTTTCGTTGGAACAACCAGTTCTATTGGATCAGACATCAATATCTCCAATATACCAAGAGGGGGTATTATTGTATCTGTTGGTTCTACTCGCGGATTTGGATATCAACCTCTAGTTTCTGCTGGAGGAACTGCTGTAGTATCGGTTGCTGGAACAATTCAGTCTGTAAGTATTGCTAATAGTGGTTCTGGATATAGAAGTGGATATCAGGTAGTGAATGTTGGTGTCGGTACTTCTAGTCTGTACAGTCCAAACATTGAATTTATTGGAACTGCTACCGTCAGCGGAGGTCATGTTGTAAGTGTTGCGATTACAAATCCGGGTGTAGGATATACTGCATCAAATCCACCATATGTATTTTTTGATTCTCCACTTTCTTATACTAATATTCCTCTAGTTCATAGTTCTTCTTCACTTACGGGGTTTGGAACTGGTGCTCGTGTTGACATTATCGTTGGTCAGGGATCAAGTGTAATTAGTTTTGAACTTAAGAATTTGGGATATGGATATGGACAAAGAGAGATATTAACTATTCCTATCAGTGGAAATATAGGTATTCCAACAAATACTAATCTAATTTTCAAAGAATTTTCAATTATTGTTGAACAAACATATAATGATAGTTTCTCGGGATGGGCTATTGGTGATTTGCAATTATTGGATCCTTTAGATTCTTTATTTGATGGGGAAAGAACAGAGTTTCCAATTTTAATCAATGGAAATCAAACAACAATTAGGAAGAAGGTTGGATCTAATATTGATATTGAATCTACTCTCTTAATATTCATAAATGATGTATTGCAAGTACCCGGAGAAGGATATACTTTTGCTGGGGGAAGCGTAATCACATTCACTGAACCTCCAAGTCAAGGTGACACTTCAAAATTAGTTTTCTATAGAGGAACAGGTGATGTTGATACTGTTCTTGTGGATATTTTAGAAACAATAAAACCTGGAGATACTCTTCAGATAAATTCGGATGATGAATCATATAAGCAAGATGAGAGATCAGTTTCTGAAATTATTTCTTCAGATGCTGTTAGAACTAACATGTATTCTAGAAGTGGAATATCAAATGATTCAAATCTACTGAGACCTGTTACTTGGTGTAAGCAAGAATTTGACATGGTGATGAACGATCAACAAGTGACAAAAGATAGAATTCAATATGAACCATATATCTATCCTATTAGTAATATTATTGAACATGTGGGAACTTCATCTACGGTGATATATGTTGAAAGTGCTAAGACATTTTTTGATAGTGTGGATGAATATGTACAAGATGGTTCCACAGAAAAACCACAAAAATCAATTAAAATTGTAGAGCAAGAAACATTGGTTCCAGCATTTGCTACCGCTATAGTTTCTTCTGCAGGTACTATAGGATCAATATTAATTTCAAATTCTGGTATTGGATATACGTCATCAAATGTTCCTTCAGTTATAATTGGAAATACTATTGGCGTTGCTCTCACACAAAGAGCAACTGCAACAGCAGTGGTTTCTCCATTTGGAACAATATCAAATATTATTGTGAATTATCCTGGAGTTGGATATACTTCTTCAAATCCACCTCAAGTTTTAATTGAACTCCCAGAACCAAAAGTGGAAGTTATTCGTGAGGTTAATTATAGTGGAGATTTTGGAATCATAGTTGGTTATGGAATTTCAACTATGTCAGGTTCTGATAAGAACATTTTTGATTTATACGTTCCACAAAATTCATTCTTACGTGACACCAACATAGTTGGAACAGCAATTACATTGAGCCAAATTCAAGTTGGAGACTTTTTTGTCGTACAAAACTCAAATGTAGGATCTGCATCTACTAATTTCTTCACATACAGAAATGATAACTCAATTATTGGACTTTCTACTCAATATGTTGATGGTATATATCAAGTCAATGCAGTAGAAACGATTTATAGAAGTGTTGCTGGGGTTGGAAGTACATATGTGAAGAGAATTTTTGCAATTGTAGAACCGACAACGGGAATAAGCACTATTGGATTAGGAGCATCTACAATATTCTTCGATTCAACATATTACACTTGGGATCACTTAGGAATTACTACTTATTCTGGCGGAACTATAAGTACTTCAAATTACTTTGGTGACTATAGTTGGGGTAAAATTTCTGGTTTAACTAGATTCAATTCTCAATCTTTTACTTCTAATGGATTTAATGGAATTAGTACTTCACCTAGCGTAATTAGATTGAATCCACTAAAGTATGAAAATTACACTAACTGATAAATATTTCTAAAGGTATAACTATCAATGGCTAAGTTAGGAATAAACACTGGTAGTGCCCCCGATGCTGGAAATGGCGATTCTATGTTGGTAGGTGCCATTAAAATTAATAGTAATTTTAATGAACTTTATAATGTTCTTGGTGATGGTACAAATCTCAATAACAGCATTGGCTATGCATTAACTTCGGGAATTTCTACAGTTTCTCAAGGTCTCACTGGAACTCCGAATATTAGTGTTGGAACTCTAGGAGCCTCTTTTGCTAATGTAACTGGAAGTGGAACATCAACAACTCAACTTCGGGTTATTGGCATTTCAACACTTAGTTCAACTAATATAAGTGGCGACTTAACATTTACTGGAAATAATGACATATATCTAAAAGATAATGGAGTTGCTAATTTTGGAAATAGTAATGATCTCCAAATCTATCACAATGGATCGGCAAGTGTAATCAGAGATGCTGGAACTGGTGGATTACAAATAGATTCTGATAGTGAAATTACACTTGCAAAATCAACTGGCGAAAATATGCTAGTTGCTACAACTGATGGATCGGTAAGTCTTTATCATGATAACTCTAAAAAATTTGAAACTCTTGGAACTGGAGTGACAGTTACAGGAACTACTTTTACAAATCAATTAAATGTTTCTGGTATTTCTACTTTCAATAACCAGGTGAATGTTTTTAGCAATGTCAACACAACTGGTGTTATAACTGCTACCACCTTTAGTGGAAATGCAACTACAGCATCATATGCAACTTTAAGTGGTGTTTCAACTTATTCAAATACTTCGGGGATCGCAACCTACTCAAATATTGCCGGAATAGCAACCTATTCATCAAATTCTGGAATTTCGACTAATGTAATTGGTGGTGTGGGGTCATTGTCGCAATTATCAGTAAGTGGAGTTGCAACTTTCACTTCAGGGCCATTATTCATAGGTACTGACACCTCAACAGGAACTTCTAATCAACTAATTCAAATTAATAGTGGTGCTTATATTTCTGGATCTGTTGGTATTGGAACCACAAATCCAACATCAAAACTAACAGTCAGTGGCGGTGATATTTCTGTTGGTGTCAGCACCTCCCATGGTGTTATTTTAACATCACCAAATGGAACTCAGTACCGTTTAATCGTCAATGACTCTGGGAATCTTAGCACGGTTACCGTATAACTACTAAATAGATAAAAAACTGCAAAATGTCTGCAATTATAACTGATCAATTAAGAATACTGAATGCAAAAAAGTTTGTTTCTGGTATAACCGAAACTGGCAATGCTTATTATTCTTTTATAGGATTGCCTAATGCAACTGATTATTCTCCTACCTGGGATGTAACCCCACCAGCACCTAAAGACAACTTTGATCAGGAGAATGATTATTGGGATACAATGATTGCGTTGAAGAGAATTCGAACAGATGATGTTAGACAAATGATCCGAAAGATCAATTGGACATCTGGAATAACTTATGATATGTATCGGCATGATATCAATCGTGATAAAACTTCAAAACCCTCTGGAGCAACAAGTCTTTATTATGCAAATTATTATGTATTGAATAGTGATTATCGTGTTTACATTTGCTTGAATAATGGAGTAAGTCCAGAAACTCCAAATGGAAGGCCTTCATTAGATGAACCAACCTTTACTGATTTAGAACCAAGATCAGCAGGAAATAGTGGAGATGGATATATTTGGAAGTATCTTTATACAATTAGACCTAGTGAAATTGTAAAATTTGACTCAACTGATTACATACCAGTTCCTATTGACTGGGAAACAAGTGATAGAGATTTTGCGGTTAGGAATAATGCTGCAACAAGTGGGCAGTTAAAAGTTATAACAATTACTAATCGTGGTGTTGGTGTTGGAACTGCAAATAGAGTTTATAATAGAGTTCCAATTGAAGGTGATGGAATTGGTGCTGAAGCAACTATTATTATTAATAGTGAATCCAAGGTTGAATCTATAACTATTTCGAATGGGGGATCTGGTTATACCTTTGGAACTATCGATTTAGAAACTGGGGGAGTACCGACTGGAACAACCAGACCTACTTTTGATGTAATTATTCCACCCAAAGGGGGTCATGGTGCAGACATTTATAGAGAACTTGGTGCATTTAACGTTCTAGTTTATTCTAGGATTGAAAATGATATTCAAAATCCAGATTTTATAACCGGTAATCAGATAGCAAGAATTGGTTTAGTTGAAAATCCAGAAGCATTTGGCACAAATTCAATACTTGATGTTGACAAAGCAAGTTCTGCTTATGCACTCAAATTAACTGGTGTGGCTTATAGTACAACTACATTTAATCCAGATTCAAGGATTTTCCAAACAGTTGGGACAGGAATAACTGCGGTTGGAAGAGTTATTTCTTATAATCAAAATACTGGAGTTCTTAAATATTGGCAGGATAGAACTTTTGTTGGATTTAATACTGATGGTACTCAAAATAATTCCCCTGTATATGGATTTGGATTGAACAGATTTACTTCTTCTCCATCTACTGGCGGAAGCGTTACGATTACTGGCGGTTCTTCAAATCTAGGAATTGAAACCTCATTTACTGGGGTAACCACCACTATAAATAATAGAAATTATTACTTGGGACAGTCCTTTGTGAATGGAGTGTCTAACCCAGAAGTTAAAAAATCATCTGGAAATATAATTTACGTGGACAACAGACCATCAATAACTAGGTCTCAAAACCAAAAAGAAGATATAAAAGTTATTTTGCAATTCTAAAAAATTATGCCTCAAGAAACTAATCTTAACGTATCTCCTTATTTTGACGATTTTGATGCGAATAAGAACTTTTATAAGGTTCTTTTTAAACCCGGACAACCAGTACAGGCAAGAGAACTAACTGGTCTTCAGTCCATACTTCAAAATCAAATTGAAACCTTTGGAAATCATATTTTTAAAGAGGGTTCATTAGTAATTCCTGGAGGCATAGATTATAACGGCCAACTAGCGGGAGTAATAATTAATCCCACTTTTAATGGTCTCACTGTTGATAGTTATATTGATAATTTATTATACAAAGATATTGTGGGTGAAAGGTCAGGTACTAGGGCAAGAGTCGTACATATTTTAAAAGCAGGTGAAGATAGTAATCCATCCACTGTTTTGTATTGCACTTTTCAATCTGGATCAACTGCATTCCAAAGTGGAGAAAATTTACTTACTGAGTTTGTAGTTTCTCCTGGATTTTCATCTTTATCTCAGATAAACGCGGGGCAGGCTTTTTGTACTACGTCAAATGAAGTCACAAATGTAATTGGTTCTGCTCTTACGGTAAATGAGGGAGTATACTTCATTCGCGGATATTTCATAACTGTTCCAACACAAGAAATTATCTTAGGGTGGAATACATCTACACCATCTTATAGTGCTGGATTTGAAATATTTGAAGAATTAATCACTGCAGATGATGATCCTACGTTATATGATAATGCAAGAGGATTTTCTAATTTTGCGGCTCCCGGTGCGGATAGATTAAGAATTACAACTAATCTAACAAAAAGACCGATTACTCGCAATGACATAAATTCAGTATCTGATAAAAATTACATTGAAATTTTTAGAATTCTTGGTGGAGAACTTAGAAAACTCAATAGAAATGCTCAGTATGATGAAATTGCAAAAGAGTTTGCCAGAAGAACTTACGATGAATCTGGAAACTATTATGTAAAACCATTTGTAGTTGAAGTAAGAGAATCTTTAAATGATTTAAAGGGTAATGATGGAATTTATTCTCCAGGAGAGACTACCTCCCAGGGACTTAGGACAAATGAACAACTAGGAGTTTATAAAATATCTCCGGGAAAGGCATATGTTCAAGGTTATGAAGTAGAAAGTCTTGGAACTCAACTTCTAGACTTTACAAAACCTAGAACTACGAAAGATCTCAAAAATCAGTTCATTAACTTTTCAACTGGTTCATCATTTACTTTAAATAGAGTTTATGGTGCTCCTTCTCTAGAAGTAGATGGATCTTATATAGTGAGTCTTAGGGATTCTAGAGTTGGTACATCTCAAATTACTGCTCCAGGAAAAGAAATTGGATTAGCAAGGGTTTATGACTTTGCATTGGAATCAGGAATTTATAATGAAAGTGTAAAGAATCTCAATGAATGGGATATTTCATTATACGATATTCAGATGTATAATGAATTTGTTTTAAATGAAAGTATTACATTACAAATTCCTACCCACATTAAAGGAAAAGCAAGTGGTGCAACTGCATTTTTAAGATACTCTGCAACTAATTCTGGAATTATTACTGCATATAATATTGACGGAAACTTCCAGGTAGGAGAAAGATTAATTTTTGATGATAACGAAACTAATACCAGAGTTTCTACTGCGATAACTGAGTATGGAGTATCTGATGCAAGTTCTTTATATGGAATTATTGGCACCGGGTATACATTCACTGCAGATATTAAACCTACTATTGTTTCGGATTTTGGTCCGGTTTCTATTAGTACTGCCTCAGCTGGCGTTAGCACAGTTAGAACAAGTGACCCTAATGTGTTCTTTAAT